TGCAGCAAAAAGGCGTCTATCACCACGGTAGAGTAGGCAAAAAAGAACTAAATGCTATTAGAAGTGCTTGTGGAATTTGGGCTTATCCTACATATTTCACTGAAATAAACTGCATAACAGCCTTAGAGTGTCAAAGAGACGGCCTTGTACCTGTTGTTTGTAACTTTAAGGACGACGTAAAAGGTAAAAAGGTCTACACAGCATTAGAGGAGACAGTGTTTTCAGGTCACAAGGTAGAAGGAAACATCAAAGAGAACAAAACACAGCAACTATTTTTGGAAAATCTACTTTACTTGATGGAGAACGAGGATAAATGGAAGAAAGAGTCGATTAAAGCTAAAAAAGGAGCAATTTAAGGGATTTACACCAAAAGAAGTAAAAGTCACTGTTGCAACTGTAACTATACGCAAGGGATGGATAGATTTGATGGCTAAAAATCTAGCGTCCCAAACATACAAGAACTTTGAGTGGCTAATCTTGGATGACTACAAAGATGATAGAAGCGAAATGCTAGCCTTATATGCCAAAAAGTACAACATTGATATTAAATACATTCGAGGTGACAGGGTTTTAGGTAAATACGACAGAAGATACGCACTAGCTAGGGCAAACAACAAGTCTGTAGAAAATGCGTCAGGTGAGCTTATTGTTTGGCTACAGGACTTCATTCTTCTACCAGAGGATTCAATAGAGAAGATGGTTAATATCTACAGGAGACATCCTAACGCACTTATTGCTCCAACTGACGTGTATTACTTTAATCCACAATCAAAGCCAATGGATTTAAACATGGTTGATGATTACTGGAGAGGTAACTCACCGACATTTGATGAATTGGTTGACTTTAGCTGGAAGAATGTCCGAAACAACTACAGTGGTATGAGGTTTAGCAACAACCCATTTGAGTTTGAGATGAATATTGGTGCAACACCAAAAGCAATCATAGAGAAGCTAAACGGCTGGTATGAGTTCTTTGATGATGGACTAGGCTTTGATAACACCCAAATAGCCCACAGGGCGCTTGAGAGCGGTTACAAACTTATTGTTGACGATACCAACGTCGCAAAATGTATCAACTTATATCCTATTATTGGTGGTACTAACGAAAACTTGGTAGACAGAGAGAGGTGTATGGCTGTTCCACATTGGGAATACTACTTAGCCAAGTTAGAGAGGGGTGTAATGCCTCTAGTTAGAGATCCCGAAGTGGACAAGGTTAGATTAAAGTTTAGAGTTCCAGACGAAATCCCAGACGAAGACTGTGCTCTTTGGACTAGGGATCATGCAAAAGAAATTGCAAACGAATGGATAGGAGGTGAACCCCATGGGTAATCAAACCACGCTAAGGATAATAGGAGACTCGTTTCTAACGGCTGATACACGCATTGTGTATACAGGTGGGACTTTTGACCTATTCCACGCAGGTCATGTTAATTTTCTTGATCAATGCAGGACAATTGCAGGGCCTGATGGCAAGGTGGTGGTGTCCTTAAACACTGATGAGTTCATCACCGCTTACAAAGGCAAACCACCAGTCATGACATACCAAGAACGTGAGGCGGTTCTACAGTCTTGCTACTACGTTGACCAAGTGATCCCAAACACAGGTGGGTCGGATAGCAAGCCAGCCATCTTGTCTATCAAACCCAACTTCATCGTCATAGGTGATGATTGGGCAAAAAAAGACTACTACGCTCAAATGAGCTTCACACAAGAATGGCTAGACGAAAACGGCATAGTTCTAATCTATGTCCCTTACATGAAAGGTATAAGCACTACGTCCATTAAGGAGAGAATACTCGCCAACGCATGAAGCTATCTGTTGTCATACCATACTACGAAAGCAGCCCTGAGAAAAAAGAGGTCTTGGCTAAAACCTTGGCCTCTTTCGATGGAGTGGATGAGCTGATTGTTGTATCTGAAAACTTCAACAATTTATCGAGGAAAAGAAACTACGGAGGGATGCTTACCCATGGGGACTACATACTCTGGTGCAGTGATGATGTAGAGCTTATTAGAGGCCATTTGCACGAACTTTGCGTGCCAAGTGCTGTTTGTACCCCCTATGTAAACGGAAGAAGCGAGAAACTATTTCATGGTCACATGTGGTGTATGGATCGTGCCACATGGGCAAAGGTTGGCATGATGTGGGAAGGGTACGATGGCTGGTACTACGATGATAGCGACTACTGGATGCAAATTGAAAAGTCTGGAGTACCTATCAAACAACTTCACACTGTGAATATTGCACACGAACATCCGGGTATGACTCTCCACACCTTTAACAATAATGAGCGAGAATCCAAGAATAGAAACACATTTTTAAACAGGTGGGGGCAGGATGCCCTTGATAGGGTAACAAGAATAATATGAAAGTTTTTTACAGGTTGTGTCCAGTACCATCATTCAACAAGCCGCCTATTTATGCTGATGACAAGCTTAAACTGATAGAGCACTGTCTTAGTACATACTTGGCTGCTAACGAATCTCAATATGAGACGGTATTTATCGCAGATTCATGCCCCAAAGATTTGGTTTTTAAACTAAAACAGTTCGGTGAAGTCATAGAAGTTAGTGGTATGGGTAATGTTGGCACTTTCCACATGCAACTGCTAAATGGTAAGGATGAAAATAGGGTGTTGTTTGCAGAAGATGATTATATTTGGAGGCCAAACGCCCTTAAAAACATTGATAGAGCTTTGGATGATCTTGATATGGTGTCTCCCTACGATCACCCAGCCCATTATCTAGAGGAGAGGTTCGACAAAAGATATGAATGCAAACTAATAGACAACATTGTTTACAGGGAAGCTCCATCAAACACACTCACTTTTGCTATTAAGGGTAGGCACTTATCGAGTATTTGGCAATATTTGACAACATTTGCCATATCGGATCACGAAATGTTTCAAGGCGTAAAAGAACGCTATGGCTTAAGAATCTGGAACCCAACTTATTCTTTTGCGACGCATTTAGTTGATGGACTACTTGCACCAAACGTGGACTGGACACCATATTTAAAAACGAGTTGAAAACCCCCTCCACACTTCATCGATAGTAGGATATGGCTAGAACACTAGGACAAATACTTGAAGATGTCGCGTCTTTACTTGATTTAACCACACAAGCTGCAACAGGCGACGAGCTTTCAACCAGAATTAATTATGCAAACCAAGCGGTGTGGGATGCTGCATCGACTGGTAAGATTAGTTCATTTAAAAAAGAATACGCAACAGGGCTAACAGCTTCCGCTACTGTATCTTTACCATCAGACTTTAGAGAGTTGGATGGAGTGCCGCAGGTATTAACTTCTTCGGGTTGGATAAGTTACCCTGAGATCGAAGTAGAGAATAAATATGAAAAGAGTGCTAATGATACTTACTGCTACATCTTAGGAAACCCAAGCGAGGGATACCACCTAATCCTCAATGGTCATTCTGCTGGAACTACTCTCTCACTCCCATATCAAAAGACACCAGCTGTTATGGCTACATACTCCGATGTGTGTGAGCTTCCAGATCCTCAGTATGTAGTTAAGAAAATAGAAAGCTATGTACTTTATGCAAGAAGCGACGATCGATTCTCAATTGCCAATGCGATGGCAGAGCAACGCCTAGCAAATATGATGGGTAAACAAATGAGATCCTCTGGTGGCATGTATAGACAAACCAAATCAGGTTTTAACAATCCATTGAGATAATATGTATGCCCAGATTTTCAACAAACACTCCACAATACAAAAAACAAAAAGAGTCCATAGCTGAATGGTCTAACTTTAGGCGTGGGTTAAACCTCCTATTTAGGCCAACTGAGTTAAGGAGAGACGAAATGTCTCAAGCTGACAACATAATGCTTGTTGGGTCAGGTGTCCCTACTGGAAGATGGGGTACTGTAAGAAGTTTTGTAGCAAACGCCACAGGGAGCATAAGGGGTTTTGGATCCTATGTATCAAACGACAAAACTACCAACGAAGTATTTGTCTTAACCGATCAAGGTTATCTTGCTAAAAAGGATAGCCTATCCTACACAACTATCGCAGGACAGTCTTACCCTTCTGGCACAACTATTAAAACTGAGCAGTTAGGGGGTAAAACATATATAGTAAGCAAGGACGTGAGCTTCACAAGCTATGACGGTTCAAACTTGGTTGTCTTTTCTACAATATCAGCTCCTACTGGTGTTTACGCTACAAACTTCTCAGGGGCTACGGGACCTAACCAAGTTAGTTACAAAGTAGTAGCAATTGGAGCTAATGGTGGTCAAACAACTCCATCAACTAATTATGTTTTAAGTAACCTTCCAACAGACCTTACTAAGTCGCAGTATCACTTGTTTTGGAGCGCACCAAGCGCTGCAACTATCAGTGGATATGAGATCTATCGTGGCTCACAAGGCGATGAAACTCTTCTGGCAAGTGTGGATGCGGCCGTAACTAGATATGTAGATAGTGGAGAGGCTGCAAGCCCAAGTATTCTCGCACCAATCACAAACACAACAGGTGGAGTTAAGAGTAATTTTATTGTGAAGTATAAGGATAGGCTCTTGGTTGTACCTGCAGACGATCCCAACAAGCTCATGATCTCTGGTAGGTATCCAAACCACACCAAGTTTAGTTGGGCTGATGGTGGAGGTTATATCTATATCGACCCAGACAGTGGAGACAATATCACTGGTATTGCAGTTCAGCCTATCGCAGATAGAATAGTTATCTACAAAGAAAACAGTAGCTATTTAGTAGAGCTATCAATTACAACAATCGCAAACTATGCGGTGCTTGATCCTCAGTACCAGCCTATCTCTACTTCGGTAGGTTGTTCAAACCATGCAACCATCCAAACAGTTGAGAATGACACCTTCTATTTTGGAAGAAAAGGGTTGTACGTAACAGGATACGAGCCAAACTTCTTGAATATCATTAGAACAAATGAAACCAGCGCAAGAATTAGACCATACTTGGATCTACTAAATGATGAGGACTATAGAACTGCTTGCGCGCTATATGTTAACAATAAGTACATTCTCTCATTCCCCCAAAGAAGAGAGATGGTTGTGTACGACAGGGAAAGGGGAGCATTTTTAGGTATATGGAAGTTGCCATTTGGTATTTCCCACATGTTTAAGCACATTGATTCATCTGGTACAGAAAAATGGTTCTTAGGGTCTAACTCAGACAATATTGTTTACGAATTCTCCACAGGATCAAACACTGACGATGGTGAGGCTATTGTTAAAACGATTAGAACAAACAAAGAATCATTTGGAGACTGGACAGTGCTATCTATTGTGAATTTTTGCTATTTCCTTTTTAGGTCACTGGTTGGTAGTACTACTGTAAATATCCTAGTTGAAGACAGGAATGGCGCTACGAGTAACGTAAAAACCTTCACAATAACAGGAGCAGAGGTTGGAGGTAGTACTGGTTGGGGAATGGATCAGTGGGGACTTGCTCCTTACGGCTTAACCAACGTAAATGAGGCCACAACTGTATCTGATGAGGTTACAAGATGGGGAACTCTATTCAAACAAGCAAGATACGTTCAGTTAGAGGTAGCATCAAGTGCAAGTAATAGTAATTTTGAATGGTTGGGCGCAAAAGTAACCTCAAATCAACAAAGTAGGGGTGCACTAAGTTCAAGTCAGAGGGTTTGACGAAATCTTTTTGTCTTTGTACTATTTTATTAGAACCTCGACGGGGGGACTGGGAATGCTCGGGCCCCACCAAATACTCGTCTTTGTGGTTAGTCAGAATTGGATTCTGTCCTAGCTATATGACGGGTTTTTTGGTGTATGCCAATTATTCCATGGATACCAAACTTGCAAACCCATACTGCTTACTGTTAAGTTCTTATTAGAGTGTCCTAACTCTTAATCGGTAGTTATTTCCCACTAACCCGCCTTCACTGGCGGGTTTTTGGTGGCTTGCAAACCTCCCCCTAATGTG